TCAGTTGGTAGAGCATGCGACTGAAAATCGCAGTGTCGGTGGTTCGATCCCGCCCTTGGGCACCATATCATATTTTTTCCCTTTAATTACAATGCGTTGCGGGCTGTTTTTGCCCCACTCTGCATTTTTCGCTTCATTGTGGGACATTTCTTGTCCCTGCATACGTGCGAACGCACTCGCTGCCAGTCGCTTCTGATCTGCTGCAAGCGTGTAGCGTTGAACCTCTTTCAATGACCGGTGGCCTGTTACAGCCGCGATCTCATGCGCTGTGCATCCGATCTCTGCCATCCGCACCGCTGCTGCCTTACGCAAGCCATGCGCTGCGCAATGCGGTAGCCCTGCTTCGTTGCACCATTGGCGAAACCGATTCCCAAAACCTTCTGGCGTGTATGGGTTGCCATAGGTGCTTTGGATGAATGTGTTTCCCTCTAACGCGCCTGGTGTTGCCTCTATGATTTTCTTGAGTTCAGGAAAGATTGGCAGCGTGAGTGTGACAGGCTTCTTCTTGATGTTCTTTTCTTGGGTGAAGGTGATGTATCCATTCCGCACATCCTTGATGCCCATCTGCACCACATCACCACGGCGCTGCCCTGTGTAAAGCAGCATGGCAAAAGCCAATCTGGCAGGCGTTCCAATCGGGTGGGTATTTTCGAACTGCTCGATTTCTTTTTCTGACCAGCTATGAAAACCCGTTCCTGATGATGGAATATAAGGCACGTCCTTGGCTGGATTTTTGCTTAACGCGCCAATCTGAACACCATATGCAAAAAGCTGGCGTAAGGCTTTGAGAATGCCGTTGCTTGCCGCTACTTTGCCCTGCTTGCTATCTCGCAACGCCAGAACATGCCGTGGCTGGATGGTAGCAACCTGAAACTTGCCGCATGTTTCACACAGACCATCCAGAACGCCATGCCGGACATACTGGGTGCGACCATCCAGCCGTGCAAATATGGCCGAACCAAAATAGCTTATGCACAGATCCCGAAAACTGCCCGGAATGACGACTTCTCTGGTTGGCGTGGCTGGCAGGATTTCGCCTGCCATTGCCTTGCGGTATTCTTCATCAAATTCCGGCGTTCCGGGTATCTGATGCAGCCGGACTTTTCTATGGCCCGGACGGCGCAAATACACACGCACATTGCCGTGCCGGTCTATATCTTCTGACACGTATTTATAGCGCCGCTTCACCTGTATCATTTTTTAACGATTGCATCCCATTCGTTAGGTGCATCCTGCATTTCCGACTGGGCAGAATATTGCAGCTCTGTGCCGGTCATTCTTGCCGCCGCTGCTACTAAAGCAGGCCGGAACCAGATTGATATTGATCCTATACGCGCCGGTTTAGGGACAAGTCCCTGCTCAACCATTTTGTCAAAAGTGCTTTCGCTTACATCAAAAAATGCCGATGCAGCTTTACGGCGCAAAACAATAGGCAAAAGACCGGGCGGCAGATGGTCATAACGCGATTTCACGCTGCATCCTCCTGCTTGGGATTATATCCTTCCTGCTCACGAATTTCGTTCACGGTCAGAATTTGATTCTGTATGGCAATGCCATAGGACTGCCAGCGGGTTGCGTAGTCACCACGCATCAGACTGGACAGGTCTATGTGCATTTCGAACGGGCTGGATGCACCAAACACTGAACGCTTGAATTCAGCTTCAATCTTGCGTGCCCAAGGCAGCAACGTATTGGTGGCAAACCACAAGCTGGCCTGTGTTGCGTTCGTGAATGTGTTGTTGCTGTAATCCTGCACAATCGGTGGCGGCACACCATAGACTCGGCACAGTTCCTGAACGCTGAACTTGCGGCTTTCCAATGCTTCGGCATCTTCTGGGCTGATACCGATAGATTGCCACTTCATGCCATTGGACATAACCATGACCTGACGTGCATTGCCGGTGCCAGAAAACTTGTTGCGGACTTCCTGCTTCAATTCATCCAGTGCGGCTGGTGCAGGCCGTGCATTTTCGAATGTGATGATGCCGCTTGGTGTGGCTTGGTTCTGCCACATGTTCAGGCTGTAATCTTGCAAGGCAGCAGCAGCCGTATGCACATCTCTTGCGCGGCTTAACCTGCTACGTCCCATCAGCCCATCATCTGAACGGTCGCGCAGGTGGAAAACCTCATCATCCAGATAGGTGCGTGTGATACCTTGCCATGCAATGACCGTGTAGCGCAGGCGACCTGATGCCAGCCTATCCACCTGCACGCATTGCCACGGCACAGGTGTTAATCCCGTAGGACGGCCTGCACCATCATACTGGATGGTCAGCAGCGCGTTGCCTGTCAGCAGAACACTACCCATGAGCCATTCCACAAGATCGGGCCATGTCTGATTCTCATTGGGCTGGCGTATCAGCCGCGCCACTGGATGGTTTGGGGCTTCTGTTCTGGTATCGCCAGATGTGTTGTAAACATACACATCCAGCGAACCAATGCCGCTGCCAATCGCGTTGACGCAAGCCAGAACAGTTGACAGTCCTTCTGGATTGCCGGGACCGCGTGGAAACCACATGCTGGGCAAAACAGGTTCTGCTGATACCGTATCGCGCTTTTCTGTGCGGCCAAAAAGGCGATCAAGAAAGCTCATCAGATTGTCTCCAAGAAGCGCAGCCGTTGTGCAGGTGTCAGACCAACCAGACGGCTACGTGCTGATATGGTGGTATCGGCATAGGCAGGAAACGCCTGCACAACGCTGATCTCCACCAGATCGACTGCACGCAGTTCCCGTTGATCTGACGCGGGCCACGCTTCATCTTTGACGCGGAAACCAAAAGACATGCCGCCCAGATCACGCCGCTCGGCCAAAGCCAGAACATCATGACCAAGCTGGGTGTCTGGGATTGCCAGTTCAAAATGCAGCCCGCGCGTGTCTTCCGCCAGTTTGAGCGAACCAGACGCCGTGCGTGCCAGCAGCCTAGTTGGGTCATGATCTACCAAGGCAAGAATATCCGGGTTGCTCTGGAGCGTTTGTGAAAACGCCCCAGAACGGATGGTTTCTGAAAAACTGCCAATGCGAGCTGATGCCCCAAACACTGCGGCATAGCCTTCCAGCTTGCGACCGGCGGCGCGAAATTCTACGCCACACGAACGCCTTTCCACGCTGCCAGTCGCGCCCGTCATTGCGTAATACCTGTCAGGGTCAGCAATGTTTGTGGCCGCACGACCAGAACGTCTGCACGCATCCATGCCACGAAGCCAATCTGCCCGTTTTCTGCATACAGTTCGTTCAACACGCTAATCTGCAAGCTGGTGCGCATACCAACGTAGACCTGGGAAAAATCGCCCATGACAATGCTGCTGGCGTTATTGTCCGTGCCCTGATTTACCGGAACGCTTGTGGTTGTGAGGCGCGGAATAGTGGAAACATCAGCCGGGGCAGATAATGGGTTGCCGTTGGCATCCTTGAAACCACGAATTGCACGGTTGGTGCGCGGCGCCATAATCATGGCAGACACCTTGCCTGCATTCACGTTTTCCAGATCAAGCACGGCATCCAAAACCGGGTCCCAGTTTGTTAACTTGCCGTTGAGAGCTGATGTCTGGATGTTTGGCGTGTTGACGATGCCAAGCGGGCTGTTGGCGGTGCCATCACCAAACAGAATGGCCTGATCTAATGCCAAAGCACCAGATGCAGCAAAGGCGGAACGGATAATGCTATCCACATTCTGCCCATCTTCCAGCAGTTCGCGGCTGATCTTGCAGCGCAATGCCCATGACTTGGCGGTCATTTTCACCTGGTCAAAGGTGCTTTCATCTTCAACAATGGCGGCATTTTCTGCCCGCCATGCACCTACTGGTGTTTTGGTCAGCCGCCCGAATGTAAGAGACTGGGAACCCATCGGCACAGTGCGGCAACCAGCACAGAAAGAAACCGTTGCTGCTCGCAGTTCATCAAGAATACCGGCAGCGACTGGCACAGGCACAAGCGCACCGCCTGAACCAATGCTGCTTTCTGACATGACGCGGCGTTCAAGTTCAGTCTGCGGGCCACGATAAAGCGCACGCAAGAAGCCACCAAGGCCGAGTTCTTGTGCGCGGTTTTCTGTTGCAGGCAGGAATGATGCAAGACTATGCCGCGCCTCCAAAACCGGAACAGTCTGACCTTCCTGTGTGCGCAAGAACAGGCCGTCAAAATTCTCTGGCGTCCTGGCTGGTTCATCGAACCCGGCAACACGGATTTCTGGCTGCACTGGCGCACCACCGCCTATGCGATCGGCTGGCGCTGTTCTGTCCAGTTCATCAATTTGCGCCTGACGCGCCATACGGCTTTCCAAACCGGCCAATTCAGTGGACAGTTCTGTCCAGCGGGTCTGTGCTTCGGTCGGTAATGCATCTGGATGTGCAGTATTCAAGGCACGCAGTTCAGTTGCAATTTCTGCTTTACGTGCCTGCATTTCGCGGAGTGTCATTTACAGCCCTTCCATTTCATGAACAAAGCCAAATTCGTTGACTTCTTCACGATAAAATTCCTCAAAAACCCGGCGTGGGTTCATGTCTTCCACAAGTTTGGATACGAGGCTGCCAATGGTTTGAAATGGCGAAAGTTCTTTATTTTCACTCATTGGATGAATTCCACTTGTACTTCTATTATGCCTCGCCTATAACTTGGGAGGCATTGCGGGACGGTCATTCTCGTAATCGGATAAGAGCGTTGCAGGGTGGTGGTTTCCAGTTCAGCCCCTGCAACGCTTTTTTATTTATAAAACTGACCGCATAAAGGCTATGCGTGTTGTTGCGCTAAGATTTATTACTATTTTTACGGAAGCATTTTCTATAACTGACAATTCTGCTTGAATGTCTTCTTTGTCTTTATTCTTGAATATATCTTTGAAAATAAGATCAGCTCCTCTTTCCCATCCTCGGATTTGGAATGCAAATATCAGTTCATCTTCTTCCAATCTATTAACAGCAACATAATCACCATTTATAATTGTAAGTATTACATCTCCTTTCCCAGCCTTATATAAATCCCATTCATCACCATTTTCCATAATACTCATTACGCAATTAAATGTAATGTCATCGGAAGACTTGAAATTTAATTCATCAATACCAATATCATTGGTTTCTTTGCAAATAATATCCTTATAGTGCGGTAATTTTATTAAATTAGCATCAAGAAGCAATCTATCTGCTTCTTTTCTATGCTCAGGCCACGGCATAGGGTCAATAATTGCCTTAGCCCAGCCACGCAAAGCAACATTCTCCAAAAATGTAATTACAAATTTTGCCGCTTGTGTTGGTCCAATGCCAATGCTTGCGATAGCTCCTACAAATGCAATGCGCCGCAAACCATTTACAGATACAAGCCGCTTTTTGCCGTGTCCCTTAGCTACCTGATCTTCTGGAAACAATTCTGGCATTCTGTTCATAAGCATAACAATATTAGCTTCCGTCATACCAGATGCCTGTGCCAACTGACGTATATCAAATTGTATCATTTTCCACTCATGCTCAGAAATTAATATGCCCATGAGAGATATATCACGCAGGTTATAACTTGCGTCAATACTATTTTGCACTGGCAATGGAAAAACAGGGAATGGAACTGGTGGCCGTTCTGGTTTTGGCTCGCAGGGATGACGGAAAAACATCTTTATGCTCCCTGCATTTTCATAATTTCGGGAGCCAAATCTTGTAGCAGAGAAAGTAGAAGTGTTTCTTCCCACAAGCCACTATGTGCACTATATGCAATGTGTTTGCCTGCCCATACAGCAAGAGCACGAGCTTTTGCTTTTATGCCTTCCGGCGTAACGGCACGCCAAAGAACAATGCTCTCTACAACCTCATCATTTCGGTCATAAATAGAGTTAACAATGACATCTCGCCTGTCATCATCATCAATTCTATTTACGCCATCATAGAAAGATTGTGCGAATTGGTTATCTTTGATGAAGCGTTCACACAGAGCAATGCCAACAGCGTCTTTCCCTTCCGGCTTCGCGGCAGGCGCGGCGGTCAGGGTTTCTGGTTTTGCCAACCCGGCGGCGGCAATGCCTGCCAGTGCGGCGGCTCCAAATGCGGGGAAAATGTCACGACGAGACAATGAGCGCATGACGTGCGACTCCTTCAGCTTTGATTGCCGAAGGCACCTACTGATCAAAGCGCGCGCCTCCGGGGGTTGATCACCTGGCTGAAGTCAGGCCGAGGGTTTTTAGGCTTGCGCCCTGGACAGCGCCCACGCCCCCGGAGAAATTCTATTTGCGCGGATACCACGTTACGTGCAGTCACCGCTTCAGCTACAAGGAGTGATCAAACTCCGCTGGTGAACCTGCCAAAACCCGATTCCTGTGTCAACATCACAACGCGATCACATCGAAAAATAGTTCTTCCTCGGCGGGCTCACTTGCAGCCAAGCCTACGGCCACCACACTAGCAACCAGTGGGTCAATACGGCCTCTGGCACGCTGCTTACTCAACTTGCGATTGCCCGCCGGGTCAGTATCCAAAGCCGCGTTCGATACAGCCCAGCGCAGCAATGGATTGCCGCCGTGTTGCAGCGTGCCTTGAAGAACCACGGTTTCAAAAGCCGTTATGGCTGGTGACTGATCTTTGAAGCCCATGCCCACGGGTGACAACGGCAGGCTTATGCCCTCACGGTCTGCAACGGCCTCCAAGTCTTTCAGGTTCCACCTATCCAGCCCGATAGCAACCACATCCAGCCCTTCTATGGCTTGCGCAACCCACATCAGAAGCCATGCACGATCAATGGCACGCCCTGGTATTGCTTCAATCAGACCAGCCGAAAGCCATTCCCGGTATGGTGCGTGATCTTCAGATTGCTTCACGTCCACCAGCTCACTTGGCAAGAATGCCTTGACGGTCAGTTTTCCGGTTTCCGGCCAATAGAAGCTAAAGGCCGTCAAGTCAGATGCGCCTGACGCCAGATCAAGCCCACAATAACACGGCCCTGCTGCTTCGGCCTCTCCCGCGCAGGCGTCCCAATCATCAGGACGCAAAAAACGCACGTCTGATGTCACCGGCTGGTTCAGGGTGTAAGCTCGAAAAGCTGCTTCCTGTGACGGCACGCGCATGGCCTGCATTGCCTGGGAGCGTATGTCCTCCACGCTGCGGAATGTGCCCAGCGCAGGGTTTGCCATGCGCCACGTTGCCTCAACCCACGGGTCTGCATCCATAGGCGCGGACCAGACAAAGGACTTGAACGTCCGATCTGGGAAGGTGCCATCTGCCACGCTGGCACCGTAACGTAAAAGCTCCTCAAGTGGGTTATCTGCATCTGGTGATCTGGTGGAAATGCCCAGCAGCAGGCTTTCCCTGTGCGCACCGCCGCCGGTCTTAAGTGCGTCAAACAGATCACGGTCGCGCCACTGGGCAACCTCATCCGCAATCGCAAAGGTTGGTGAAAGGCCGTGTGCCTTACGAGCATCTGCTGACAGTGCCTTATAGACCGAGCCGGTCACGGCATCCTCTACGGTTTTATTGAAGGCCCGCACCACCAGACGCGCTGCAAGCTGGGGCTGTTCCAAGGCAAAGGCCACCATCTCATCAAACACAATGGACGCCTGCCCGCGATCTGCGGCAGCACTCAACACCTGCCCACGTTTTACAGCTTCCGGCCCGCACAAATGGGCAAGCGCCAAAGCTGATGCCAGCCCTGTTTTACCGTTCTTCCTGCCCATGCTGATAACGCCGGTGCGCACAAAGCGCAGGCCGTTTTCATCGGTCTCATACAAGGCGCGGATGATATCTTTCTGCCACTCATCCAGCCGCATGGGCTGGCCTGCCAGAGCGCCACTGGTAATTGTCAGGCGTTCTATCCAGCAGATCAGCCTCTCTGCCCGCGTTTCTCCTACCAGTGGAAGTTCACCGGTGCTTGCAACTTGGTCCCCACCGGGTGCATCACCAAAGAGCGGCAATGGTGCCGGGGTCTTTGTCTTTAAAACCGGTTTGGCACCGGGTCCACGAAGGCCCATTTTTTAAAATCCCAATTTTGAACTAACTATTTTTTGACCCCCAGCACGGTCGAGAACCCCAAGCCCTGAGCGATTTTTAAGCCACATGAAAGCCGCGCCAAGGGTCAAGGTTTTCCAGCATGTCAGCCCATCCGCTAAGGCCAAAGCTGGTTGCGCCCACACCTTCGGTTTGGTCTTGGGTGATAGACCGATCACGCGCTGCCTGATGGTAGATGGCTGCTGCAATGTCCATCACTGTGCGGGTGATGGTCTGCGGCATCGGGTCAAGGGTGGTCACATCCTGCCCGCAATAATCGGATGCAATGCCCCATGCCTGATTTAAAGCCATTGCAACACGATTGGCATCTACGGTTTCAGATTGGGCGGTCAGATCAGCAATAAAAGTTGATGTCAGGTCTGTAGTCATGAATTCCACCAGTGGTTTGGGTCTACGGGCTGACCATTCGTGTTGCAGCCCTTGAGGTATGGTTCATTGCCGTGTCTGCGCATGTTGTGGTGCCGAATGCATAGACCACGCAGGTTTTCCAATGCGTCTGCACCGCCTTTGGAGCGCGGTATGATGTGGTCAGCCACTACAGCACGGGCATTGCAGCCGGGTGTTGTGCAAATCCGGTCACGTTTCAGGCACGCAGCACGCAAGCGTTTCCAGAACGTGGTTTTGTAAAAGCTCGTCATTAGGCTGCTTTCTGCACCATGTAGGGACGCAGTGACGCACAGGGACGCACTTTTCTATAGAAGGGTATGTCCGTGCGTAGGTGTGCGCGCACACGCATGGGCGCTCTATAAGAAAGTGCGTCCCTGTGCGTCACTGCGTCCCTGTTTGATGTGTAATTCATACCATTTTTTCCCACAATCGAACGCCACCAGTCCCGCGAACAGTGCCACGTTTCCAGCCAAGGCGTTCCATAATTTTGGCAATTCGGCGTTGGTCTGCTGTGCCTATCTTCTTGTTTTCAAAGAATAAGCAGTCATGAGCCACCTGATGGATGGTGACTTTATTTCGGCCAATCAAATGGTTTGCAATCAAGCCTTCCCATTCATCCTGCTCAAAACGTGCTTCTTGCTCTGGTTTGATGAAAAACTTCTCAAAACTGGCATCTGGCCACCATTGCGCACCATGCCGAAACGCATGAACAGCCTCGGCAAGTATCTGGTCACGATCAGCCGCCAGATCATCAATGGAAATTTCGCCTATCTTCACGGGCCAATATCGGCGTCCGCCTGTCTCATCAGACAGGTAGACGGATTTATTGGTGGTTCCGACAAACAGACATTGCCTTGGCTCTATCACCTCACACCGGCCGAATGGTGGCCTGAAGCGTTCTGTTGTTCGTGTGATGAAATGCTTGAGCATTTCGTTTTCGGCTTTGCCTAAGGCTGAAAGCTCTGCAATTTCCAGCAGCCATTTGCCGCGCAGATGCATTTGCACATCTTTGCCGGTTTTCAGGTCTGGCATACCATCAGAATACCATTCACCACCTAGAATGGCGCAGGCTGTAGACTTTTTTGCACCCTGTTCGCCTTCCAGCACCATCATGTAGTCTGCCTTGCATCCGGGTTTGAAGATGCGAGCAACCATTGCAATCAGGAACATGCGGCCAATACCGGCATGGTATTCTGACATTTCCGCACCAAGGTAATCTGTCAGCCACGTATCAAGTCTGGGTATTTTGTCCCATTGCAGGCCGTTCAGATAATCACGCACAGGATGGTAGGCGCGTTCTACGGCTACACATCTGACAGCTTGGTGCATGATTTCGCTGCTAACACGGCGCAAACCGGCAATCTGCAAGCGTTCCTGAACGTGCGTTACATCTTCATCCGTGATCGGACGTGGCGTGAACGGCTCCGCCTGCGGGCCGAGTGGTTGTGCCAAGTATGGCAGGCAGACCATCTGGTTGTATGCGAATTTCCCTGAATATGCAGGGTCTGCACGCAAAGCCAGAAGCACATTTGCTACGTTGGGAATCGGCTGCCCGCGATCATCACGCAAGCACATTTCCAGCCAATCTGGTGAGAGAATTTCCTTGGGTTCCACATCGGCAGCATCATAATCTGGCGCTGCTTCTGCAAGTGCTGCCAGTTCTTGCGCACCGTGTCCGGCCTCTAACCAGTCGAATACATCACCTTTTGCTGGCAAATCTGGCAATGTGAGGATGCGCACACGCTTGGCCTTGCCATGCAATGCTTTGGCGACTCGGTTTGCATGATCTTTGCCGGGTGCATCATTGTCCGGCAGGATGACTACATCTGCACCGCGCAAGCTGCTGGAATAATCTGCACGCCATTTTCCTGCACCGCCGGGACTACATGTTGCCGCAAAGCCATATTCAGCCATGCGTAAGGCTGATTTTTCGCCTTCTACAACATAGATCGGCTGACCTGCCTGCATGGCTTGCTGGATTTCCGGCAAACGATACAAGACACGCCGCACGCCTTTGGTTTGCCAAGACCATTTGCCGCCTTCCAGTGGCCTGCGCTGGCGAAAGTCCTTCGGCTCCATCCGGCAGACCTGAAAAAGCAGTTCACCATCCTCGCTCACATAATCGTAAGTCTGGACAATCTGGCCTTTCTGGGTCGGTTTGCGTTCTAATTTTTCAAGGTATCCGTGGTCTTGCAGCCACTTAATGGCTTCTGCCTTGGGCACACGCTGTTCACGCATGACCAAAGCAACAACACCGCCACCTTCGCCGGTTTCATTGTCAAACCACGTTCCCTTGCTCACATCGAGACAGAACGAACCACGACTTCCCCAGCGCCATTCTGTTTTTATGGACTGGCTTTTGTTGGGTTCGCCAAGCAAGCGCCGCGCAACATCGCTAGCACACGCTTTGAAGGCAGTATTCCCGGCGTCACTCAT